CGATTTTAATTATACGAGGTGATCAATCCGAACAAGTTGCGTTTCGTGTTCCTCAATCTCTCGGATGTCAGCCGCCGATAGTTTGAATGGGCTGTGCTGCACTTGGAAGTCAACCCGACGGTGCATCTCGTCAGCTAAGAACTCCAGCGCCTCCCATTGTTCTTCGAAGTCAATCTCGTCTGGCTGCGCGTCCATGCTATCAATTGCGTAAGTTACTCGCCAAGTCATGCTGTCTCCAATTCATAAGCTGCTTCCCTCAATCTCCAGTCGTCAAGCCCGAAGTCCCGATAACCTTCTTCGATCATGCGGTAGTAGCTGGACGATGGCGGCCCGAAAATAGTTTTGTCGTTCATCATGTAGGTGATCCACCCGCCGTTGATTTGTTTGCGTGTGTATAGGTGGGGGAATCCCTCCAACCTATCAAGCGCCTGTAAGCATTGCTCCGTGATATCCCAAAGAACAACGGGCACCGCCGCGTTGTCGTCTGGAACAATGTCAGCAACACCGCGAAAGACCAGCCGATAGTTTGGCAAGTAGAAGCCCCCGAGCGGTTTCGCCCGAGGACATCGGTTCGCCATAGCGTCCCGATTCGTGTTCATTCCGTATGACATATAAAGCATTAAGCGGCTTCTTTCTCTTCCAACCAGTCAGCGATCAGGTCAAGCGCATCTTCTGTTAAGGCTGCGGTGAGCTTGGCCAGCATGGTTTTGTTAAGCGTTGAAACGATTACTTTCTGCGCGTATCCGTCAGAACAGTTGGCGTCGCGTGCTGTGTAAGAACAGAACTCTTGAATAACGAAAGAACGCAAGGCCGACGGCTTGTCGTGCGATAGCTTCAGACGCTCGACGTTGAAGCGGTAGGACTCTTCCCCATTGTAGGAGCCGTCCAACCAGCAACGAAAGAAGCGGCGGGTTGCGTGGTTGTCATCTAACAAGTCGCCTTGTAAGTCGCGCTGGATTCTGTCTTTTGCTGTGATATCGTTCATAATTAATTCTCCATAATGAATAGCGTGATCCCATATAATCCCATACTATATATGATGTCAAGCATAAAATAAAAAAAGATTCCCCCGCCTTTGCAGTGCGAAACCTAGCCGAGCGGGGGGAGTTGGGGAGGCAGTCAGAACAGACTGTGAATCGAGTATAGCGCCGCCGGGGAACAAGTCAAACAATTGTTCGGGTTCCTACAGCGGTGTTATTCTTTCCGGGGGTTTTGCTTCGTAACCTACAGCGGTGTTATCTTTTCCAGTTGTATTCTGCCGGGGGAAATACCCCGAACAATTGTTCCCGATCCCGATTCCCGGCGAAAAGCCCGAAATCCCGACTCCCGAGTGTTTTCACTGGAGGCATGCTACAGGCCCCGAAGACTTGTTCGGGTAGGTAGGTGGCCCGATACCCCGATGATGCCCTCTGTGCCCCGATTCTCGCAGTTCTAGGCTACTTCCTCGCCCTCTCCCCCCTCACCATGTTCGTCGGTGTCTTCGACCCCTTCTCCGCTAACCGCCGCTAATGGAATTAGTTCGTATTCTGTGGAATTTTCTGTTGGTGTTACGTCAACCATGCGATCTTTAGCGCGTCCGACGATTTCGTTGAGCTTGGCTACGATTTCATCTCTGCTGAGACTGTCCACATTCTCGTGTACGACATGTGTTCGGCTTACCATAAGCCCAGTTACTTTGAGTCTGAGTTCTTCTGCTTTAATCGCTGCTGAGAAGTTCCCTGCTGACCAAGCTTCATCTCTGAGTCGTTGCATATCCCGAACAGATTTGGTTATGTTCACGCCGTATTTAGATTCAAGTTCTTGGCGCATTTCTTCCATACGTTCGCGCACGACTGGATTATTGAGGAGTTGCACGGCTTGAACGGTTGGGTGGTTATACCCTGCCGCCCTAGCGGCTGCGGTTTGGGTCATATCCTTATGCAGATAGTTATCGAGAAACTTCTGCTGTTGTGGTTTTAACCTGATTCCGTTTGGATTTGGTTCCCCGACTTTAGGCATCTTTTAATTCCTGACCCGAACAAATTATCGCGTTATTCTTCACGTTGACCATTTCAACGATTTCATTTTCAGTTACTTTGGTTCTAATTCTTGACATGGCTTTTGCTCTGACCCCTGACGAGTAGAACCTCCCATCGTTATCGACCCAAAAGATCCGATACATCCGAGTTCCGTTAAAGATTGATTCTTGCACGGCTACGACCCGATAGAACCGAGCTTGAGCCTTCTGACCTTTACCGACGATAGACCAGAACAATTCCCCGACATCTGGAACCCGATGCAGATACACCTGATATCCCGACTTCATATGCTTGAGTGGTTTTGGAAATTCCGTCATCATGTCCCCCAACTGTTTAGGCCGTTGTTGTTGCCTTGCCAGAACTATGGCGCATTGCTCCGGTCCCGTCAATCCCGATCATCCCATATTGTCCTATATTTCCCCGTCAGGCTTTCGTTGATTCCCTTCGTCAACATAGGGGGGCTTATATCCCCCTATATGTAATATAGGAGAGCCATCTTGACGTATTGACGACATTGATTTCATTGAATAATTCTCGTCAAAAAGTGTTCTTGACGTGTTTGACGAAAAACACTAACACGTTGAAAACATTGCACAATCTTCGTCAATGTCAAAAAGTCAAAAATTGACGAGAATTTTTTGACGAAAATTATCCAATAAAATCAATGGGGCAAAAACCCGCATTTTGGGGGTAAAAATAATGTTGACTTCCCATTCCATATGATGCTACATGGGATTATTAATTAGCAATGAAGGAAAGTATTATGGGACTAGACATGTATTTAACGGGCGATAAATTCTTCACTACCTTTGATAAGTCGTACAATGAGGTAGAGCGCCCGATTGATTTAGACGGCGATTCCATTCAGACGATCAGCAACGATTTAGGTTACTGGCGCAAGTTTGGACCTCTTCATACTTACATTGTAGATACCTTTGCTGGTGGCGTTGATGAGTGTCAGCGCATTGAGCTTGAGGAAGACGACCTTTTAAAGATTGCCGAGGCGTTGATGGGCAATAGCATTGCCAAGGATGAGGACAGCGCTGGCTGTTTTTTTGGATCTCCTGAGATGTGGGCTGAATACCGTAGTGACAAAGAGTCGCATTCTGCGACCTTTATTGCAGCCAGTGAGTGGCTGCGTAAGCAACCTGACACGCAATGGCGTTCTGTTTATTATCAAGCAAGCTGGTAGGAGAGAGATTATGAACGGAACAAATTTAGTAAAAAAGTTTTATGAACTAGATAAAACGGCGACTGTTTCACAATTATATATATTGCTTTCAATAGCTGAGAACGAGGGCAGCAGACAAAGCAGTTTGCCGCCGTACTCAATGTCCCAAAGCGTCCTGTCGAGAATAGTAACGCACCTTACTTTTGGTCTTGGCCTAGTTGATTCGTCTCCAGACCCAACAGATACTCGACAAAGAATTTTAACCTTGACCAAGGACGGTAGGGATTTTTTTAGCGGCAAGAAGATCTCGCAGAATTATTTATCGAGCCTCTTGGTAGGGGATACATTATGACAACCTATTGGACAGCGCTGGTTTTGACTATTTTTGTGGACGGGCATCAGATGCAGAGCCGCTTATTGTTTCCTTCCATGAAGGCGTGCGGTGATGCTTCGGCGGTGATTTATCACGATTACGTTAAGACGTACTTTAAGAACAGCATAGCGCAATGTGAGAAAAGCGAATTGATCAGTAGCAAATTAACAAAGCTACCGAGGCCGAAGCCCCGCCCAGTGTGGCTAGAGAAATGATACCATAATATTAGTAACCAACCCGAAATGGGCGGTAGTGATATCATGGTATTAAAAGGAGATGAGCAATGACTAAACGAATACCTATGAAAGGCGGCGATGAATATGATGGGCTGACTAAAGCCCGTAAGTTTCTATTATGGAAAAGCGGCCAGTTAAAGAAGATCAAACGGGCCTATAACAAACGATTTCGCAAACATATAAAGGAGGTCAATGATGACTGACCCAGTATTAACACCCGAACTTTTTGGCGACTTTGGCCAGTATATGAGCCACAAGACGCACCCGAAATCGTTCAAGCGATTACTACCGCCCGCGATTTTGGTGGAAACGGTTGTTTGCCCAGAGTGTAGTGGCGAGAAGCAAGTAGAATATGAGCGTTGGATTTCGCGTTCATTTCAAGACGACGTTGGCGGTTTTGAGTCCTATTGGACTGACTGTGAGAATTGTTCTGGTTTAGGAGAAATTGAAAATGACAAAGAGTAAATATCCTTTTGTTGACAAGACACAGCGCAACAAAGACATCATTGAACTTCGTAATAAGGGAACCCGATACAAGGCGATTGCCCGCGAGGTTGGCTGCACAACTGGCGTTGTGACGGCTGTTTTAAAGAAGCTGTCCTATGATTTGCAATTAGTAAGGGGCGCTACACGTCCATACAACTATGTGATTGCGCAGTCATCTATTGATGGATCGAGAGGCGGTAAGATGTCCGAACTCTGCGATGCTCTTGGCTTGTCGGGCGTTAAGTGGGTTTGGGAGAACAAACCTGACGGCATGACATTTGCTGAATATACAGGTGTTTTGCTGAGAGATGTTTATTTGGATGCGGTTGAGGAAGAAGAAAACAAATAACCCGAACATAAGTAAGGAAAACAGATGGATGACCAAAAAGAAGAAACTCAATTAAGTTTTCACGACCTTATGGAGATAAATCGTGAAAATATCTATCGCGAAAGACTGATGGTTTATGCTAAAATTGAAAATGCAAGGCTGTTAAGGGCATGGGGCTTGCGAGCAAGGAGGCAAGATACAGATGGCTAAATGGAACGTTGATAAAGACATAAAGATATTTCAGAAGACGCCATTTATGGACATTGACGACGAGGGTTTTGTAACTGTTTATTCGTCGCCGCCGTTGAGGTCCGTAAAAATAACCAACATTCCGAGCCATAGTGGCGCTGTTGAGCAATCAATGCAAGTGAGTTTAACCAAGTTCCCTTGGGAGAAGTGACATGAACAAAGAAATCATTGAGGAATACCAGCGCATGAAGAAAGAGCGTGATAAACTTTATGTTATGATGCTTAATACTCAAAAGGGAAGCGGCGCTAGAATGATGCGCGATGATATATATGTAAAAGACGCAAATATAAAAAAATATATGTGGCTACACAACTTGACTGACGACTTTACTCATGATTTATAGCCTAACGGGGGCGGTTCAATTTTCACAATAGGCATAAATGTTTTTAGTGTGGTTGAGTGCTAACCGAATGCGCCACATTCTATTCGCCCGCCCCCACGACCTTCATATTGCTTTAAATACATTTGTGCATATACTTTGCACATGCCATATAAAGACTTAATTATACGAGCTGCCAAGAATAAAACTTACAACTTAACTTGGTATGAAGAGAATAAGGAACGCCACAAGGCTAATGCCAAGGCGACTAGAAAACGCAATAGAGATCTTTGGAACGAGTTTAAGACATCATTACAATGCGCCCAATGTGGCTTTAAACATCCTGCCGCTATCGACTTTCATCACAAGGATTCGGCCACCAAAGAGGGAGAAGTAAGCCGTCTGGCTGGTATTGGGAGTTACAAGAAGGCTTATGCAGAAATTGAAAAGTGCATACCTTTATGTTCTAATTGCCACCGGATTTTGCATTGGGACGAAACTAGAGAATAATAAAACATAATTTAATTTATAAAGGAATTACGAAATGGAACCTCAGATAATTTTTATTACAAATAGCATTCCGTCTGGCTCTGCTTTTGGCGTATTGGCCAACACGGGCGAGAACGTGTTTATTCCGCCCAACGTATCTAACTCCATTGACCTACAGGTAGGTGAAGAGCGCAAGGCTATTATTATCCCAAACTCGAGTGACATGTCGCACAAGACCCCTTGGTTTGCGGTTAAGATACTGCCTCTTGATGATGACAACGAGAACGTTGTTAAGTTATTTCCAGAGCGCACTGAAGAAGAAACGCGCCGACTTTCACCTGAACAGGTAGATGATAGCATTATGGAAGTGCTTGAAAATTACGATGAGGATTTCTTTTCGGCTGCTGATTTAGCAGAGGAAACTGGCATTGATAAGAAGACTGTAGGCAATTCGTGCATGCGTTTGTTTAACGCTGGCCGCATTGCAAAGGCTGATGTGTATAGCCGTGTTGGTCAATCACGCCCTACCATGTGTTTATGGGCGGTTGGTATTGACTGCTTTAACAGCTTCAGCGACAGATGACACCAGAACAAATTGAAGAGCTTTGCGAGGAATTCCTTGTGAAGCTCCCACCACAGATGACCCGGATAGAAGTCCGGGATGTAGTTTGCGTACTTTTGTTCCGGTTAGGGCTTCATCAAAACGATCTTCCGTTGTTCCTTTTACTTGTTGTTGACAAGTATATGGGCGACGAGACGTTGACTCAAACGGGGGATTGATTTGTTCGGGTTATACATGTAGAATTTACTCAAATTCCCGGAGATTTTCATGGCTTATATTGACAACCCATACGCTAATTCACTTCGCCAAGCACAGGCTATGCCAGCGGTTCAACAAGCCCTTGGTGGCTATGAAGGCGGTATGGATGGATTGATGCGATTGTTTCAACAGCAATATTCACGTCCTCAACAGCAAACCCAGCAACGAATGCCGCCGATTCCAACACCTGAACAGCTGAGAAACGCGCCTAGATTCCGTGATAATGAGCCATCCGCGCCCGCCCCATTCAGTAGAGAAACAGGCTATGAGCCTGTTGCTCAGCCTCAAATGGGCCAGATAGATGCGGGTTATAATTCTAGGATAGGCTTGCCACAAAGAGAAAATACACAATTACAAGAAGATATGATCTCACAATTCAATAAAGAAAGCATAGCCCGCACGTCGCCAGCACAGCAGACCCCACAGTTCGGCGGTCTTGGTTCAATGAACAGCGGCGGTATGGGCTACGGTAATATGTTCCGTATGCAAAACGAACGGATGCCACAGTATGGCGGCTACGGTGGCTATGGCGGCGGTATGCGCCCACAGCCTTATCAACAGATGCCACAGCCCCAATACCAGCCCTATGCAAGCCCGTATCAACAGCAGTATCCACAGCCACAGCGTTACGGCGGCTACGGTCGTCAGCAGCAATACGGCGGATATGGTGGTGGCTACGGTGGTATGCAGAACCAATACCAACCACAACAATACGGTGGTGGCGGTTACGGTCAGCAGTATGGCGGCGGTTACGGCCAACAATCGGGTCAACAATACGGCGGTGGATACGGCCAACAATACGGCGGCGGTTACGGTAACCAGAACAATTATCAGAGTTATGGTGGCCAGAATCAGGATAAACCACCGTATCCACCGATGTATTAAAAAAGGGGAGCTTAATTGCTCCCCTTTGCTTAACGTGTTTTCCACTCTTGGATTGTTTCTTTTAGCGCTAACGCGGCTGACACAACCAACATAACACGATACAGCATCATGTTTATATCCAAGGTCCATTCGATAAATGCCAATACGGCATAAGACATAATGGCTCCGAGAACCATGTAGACAGCCCATATTACAATTCCAGTAAAGATTTCAACCTTTTTAAAATCTTCTGGAAAGAAGTTGTTTAAGTCCATCGTGCTTTTCCTTTTAACACTACAGCATCTCCAACGATGCCTGTTCCAACAAGTGCAGTAGCTTCGTCATTCATAGGTAGTCCTAATAGCAATCCTTCTTCATTAACAAGGATTTGCCAGCTTTTGTTAATGGGCGATTTGACCATTTGGACAAAGCCACCAACAAGATTTTGTGCCTCTTCAAGAGATGGCGAATTTTCTTTAAAAACATGAATCATATCTAATCTCCTTTTCTAATATGCTATCATTAGCATATAATCCCATACAGTGTCAATGGTTTTGATCAGTTGCCCCTGATGAATGTGCGACATATGAACATGTATCTAAAGGCCCGCCAGTTACGCCGAGAAGGTTAAGAGGCCCGCCCGCAGTCTTCCTATACTTGCCAATCTGTCCTGATTCAAGAAGCGCTGTGACGGTGTTCTTGAGCGTGGTTTCTCCAACACCTTTAAGCGCCGCAACAGATAATTCGATAGGTGGCAATGTCCTGATGATTTCAAAGATACCGTCGTTTCTGCCGCTTGTGGTGAGTGCAAGACCTTGGTATTCGCGCATTTGGATTAGATCAAGAACATGACGCTTACGCTCTGCAAAGCGATCAGATGTTGATAGAGATGAAATGTCTTCACTACGATCTTCTAATAGACCAGTATCAGAATTTCTGATAAACTTTCGAATTTCGCGATTAGCTGGCCCGTTTGATTTAACAACCGCACCATCAAACACGGTATTACGCGCATATGGGATGTTTAAATCTTTACAGCGCTCTCGTGCAGTTTTCTCATCCACTTGCCACACTGAGAACGCGCAGCGCACACCATCAACAATAGCTGATGTACCTCGAATAAGATTACGAGCTTGCTCTGGAGTGGTGATAGGATCGTTGTCGCGGATTTTGGCCATGTGGTGATTAACCATGACTGTAGCGCCAGTCTCAGTTGCGATCTGTGCAAGTAGGCCCATGAACGCGGCCCCTGCCGCTGGATCAGCGTTGATGTCAGCGTGAACAAACGATGCCATAGGGTCAACGATAAGAAGCACCAAGTTATCCATGTCTAATATTTGATCGTATATGCGCTCAAACTCTGCGCCCATGACATATGTATTGTCGATCTTTTGCATCATTGGAAACACACCGCCGAGGTTTGGCAATGGCAGAATGCGAAGTTCGTGGTCATAATGTCTGCGATTATTATGTGGATCTAAGCGCTCAATACGTCTGTGAATTTCGTCCTT